AAAACGAGCCAATTAGCACTATTATATTTGCTAATTGGCTCGTTTTGCTAATTTGCATAATTAGTAAATATACTGTACTTTTGCACTTGTAAAACTCCTTTCTCTTTGTGCTATGCAACTTATCAGTCAGAAACAACGCAAACAACGCTTACAGAAGCGTAACGAAAAGATACGTGAGCTTTTTAGCGAGCTTACTAACAAGTACCCCCAGTGGCGTATAGATGCCGTAATTGAGGAGGTAGCAGGCAGGGTATTTTTATCCCCTCGTACTGTAGAAGCTATCCTCTCTTTTGAGGGTATTTATGCAGAAAGTTGAAAAAAGTTTTGGTAGTTTAAAAAATAATTGTACCTTTGCGGTACAAATTGGTTGGGAGGCTACATAAGAAAACTCTCGACCCCGACTCAGGTAGCTAATTAAGCTACCTGTTTTAAAAAGGCTTACTTAAACAAGTATAAAAATGCAAACGCGGTGAACAGCTAAGTTTGCCCCAAAATAAAGCCCTACCTTTATGGTGGGGCTTTATGATTATTTGATATCATCAAGAGCCTTGTAATCCCTATTAATAATATCTTCCCTTGATAAATATACGGCTTTTCCTTTATACTGAAAAAACATACCCTCTATATACTTACCTCTTTCTTTAGTAATTTTCTTTGATAAATTATGGGTTATTTCGCCCCAATCTAACTCTTTTACTTCATCTAAGTCCCAAATAATATAATAAGGTTCCTTATTAGGATTGACAAGCAGATTAAGCATTTGTTTCTTTGCAGCATCAATCTGATTCTTAATGCCAGAGTTAGAGGTTATAGATTTTCTATCACCCAAAGAAGTACCATTTATTAAGTATTCAGGGTTGGTTAGTCCGTCTACTTCTATATGTTCTCTAATATGAAAATCAAAGCCTGTTTGTTTAGCACATATCTCTGCTATGTACTTATTCCTTTCAAAATCATTTTTATCATAGTTTTTACCTATGGTAACCTTTCCTTCTTTCTTATTCTCCTTTTTAAGTCGTTTTTCCACCTGCTTCTCTACCTCTTTTACGGCTTTTTCGCTCATTCCTTTGGCGTATGGTATTATAGGAAATATCTCACCCGAAAGCGCAGGGTTATTAGCAAAGGCTTCTTTTATTGGTATATCTTCTGTACGTACTCCTTCTGTTACTGGTCCTGCAGTAGGCTCTACGTAGCAACGGCAACCCCAATCATTAGGGGGTAGGTGCGTTTTCCAAAAAGAATGCTCTACGGGTAGCGTAAGCCCGTCCCAAGCGCGGTGTGTTTCACGAGTTCGCTCATCGTGCACCGCGTGATAAGTAAGGTTAGGGTATATGCGCTTATTGGCTATATACTCCTCGTACTTTTGTGCAGAGAGTGCATTGGCTACTGTTTGGTTATACTCAACTTGCAACCAACGCCTATTGTATTCTACATTGAGTTTGTTAGCCTCTGCTTTAAACTCTTGCCACGAAAGCACCTTACCATTTTTAGTTAGAGAGGCTTCTATTTGCTGTTTAAAGCTCGTTTCTTTGAATGCAGAGAAGCGGGCAAGATTGTGCTTTAGTGAGGTTACGAGTTCGGTATTGGTTTCCTCAATAGTAGGGTTGTAGCCCTCTGTTAAGGCTTTATTTAGGTGCTTGTAGTAGTATTGCCATAGTTCTTTGCTTTGTGCCTCACTAATACTACGCTCTTCAAAAGCCTCACGTATGTACCCCTCTATGAGCCTACTCAAGTCGTTGTCTTCCTTGCTGAGCTTTATAGGCTCGTGCTTGGGGCAACAATGGGTATGATAATGTAGTTTGAGTAGGCTTAGTGCTGGGGGTTATCGTCTGGTTTAGGAGAAAGGGAAGAGGTTGGCATACTTTCTATTTCCACCCCATAAGTACGCTCTATATAGTCTTTGGTAAGGATATAGCCACGCCCTAAGAGTACCCCGTCTATAGTGATTTGCTTGTTAGGGTCTGTAGTTTTCTCTACTGCTATTTTGGCGTTATCGGGGATAGGGTAGCTAATGGCACGCATAGCGGGCAAAAGTTGGTTATTAAGGAATGCCAACATCTTCTTTTCGTCGGCATAGACAACCTCCTCCAAAGTGTTCTCGTGTACTGTGCCTTGTGCCTTGCTGCTTCCGTTTTCGGTAGTCATTGTTTGGTGAAGTACGAGTTTTGATAACTCCTTGTCTAAGGCTTCAATCTTGCGGTAAAACACTTGGAAAGCATCGGCTTTGCTGTTCTCCTTAATATCTACTTCTGTACCAATAGGAAAAACGCCATACGAAGCTGAACCCATTTCCTCTAACCACTGGGCAACTTCCTCCTTCACACTATCACTTTGCGAAGCGATTTTGGCAATACGTATAGGAATACCAAAGAGTTCCTCGAACTCGTCCCACGAACCCCACGAATGGCGCTTGAGGATAGCATAAGGGGTTGCCTTTTCGAGTAACCCCGAATGCTTGTAGAATTGTGCTACTAATACTACCTCTTGCACATCTCGTAGGTCTATGCCAGTGGTAGCATCGTAGTCTTTTAAAAGTACGTGCTTTTCGGGGATTACTAACCCCCTATCAATAAGCTCTACGGCTTTGATTTCGCCCTTGGTTACTTCTTTGAGCCATATAGGTGAATGCCCGTGATAGATGCTTTGGTGAGCGAACTCGATCACGTCCTCAAACCATTGTTTATCCTTGATATACTCGGTTAGGGTGTCGTCTTTAATCTCATCGATGGCGATAACGTAGTCCTTATTGGTAGTTCGCAAAGTACGGTTTTCGGTGATACCCGTGAGGTGTCCGTCGAGGAGTACATCCTGGTATACCTCCTCCAATGGGTAAGTACGCGGGTAGTCCACACTATAGCGGGCATAACGTGCCGAGTGCCAATGGTTAAGTTCGGTACGCCATAGCCTGCGTTGGCGCTTTATGATGTCCACCATTAGATTAGTTACCTGCTGAATATTTTGAGCCGTATTTTTGCCCAAATGTACCTTTTTATTAAGCGCGTTACCACTAAGGGTGACACTCTTTTCTATACGTTGTTTATGGGGTTGCTTTGCCATTATTGTAGTTGATTGAATAAACGGTCTATTTCCTTTTTGATATTGTTGAATAAGGTTTTGGAGTCGCCTATAAATTGTCGCTTAGGCATACCCTCTAACCCCTCATTATGTCTACGGGCGTACTCCTTATGGGTGTAAAAGGTAACCTTCATTTTCTCTACACGCGCCCTAAATGAATTGCGCAGCTTGTTGCCTCCTGAATTGTGCCCTGTAAGGATAGCTCGCCCCTGGTTACGCTTGCCAAAGGGGGTAAGGGTGCCCTTTTTGCCTACCCTATCCGAGCGGTAACGAGTAAGGTCTCTCCCTCGTGTATCGGTGGTTTTGCGAGGTTGCCACTTTTGTAGTCCACCATCGTTAAACCCCTCATCTTGAAAGTTCTGTTGGATAAATTTGAGTCCCTCTGTTTTAAGTACAATGGGGACATCATTAGCTACCAAGCGTGCGAGAGCTTCGAGCTTTTGGCGGAGTTCTTGTAAGTTGTTGTTAGGCATAATCACCAGTGGTTTTTATAGGTTTTGCGCCCTCCGAGCTTCATAAAAGGCGTGGGTGTATCGGGGGTGCCGTCGCCATCAGTGTCTTTGAGGCGCTTGGGTAGGGCGACTTCTATTTCACCTTTGGCTATTTTTTCGAGCCATAGCATAGCCTCGTCATAGCGGAGCTTTGCCACTTGGTTGAGGGTTTTACTTCGCCTTATATAGATTTCGTGGATAACAATATCCTTGAGGTACTTGAGCAGTATTTTGCTACGCTCGTCGCCCTCTTTGGCAAAAATAGCGTCCGTATTGTAATACTTATAGAGGTAAGAAGCCATTAGGTCTATGCTTTCGACAATGATTTCGGATACTATCTGCTCATCGCCTTGGGTAATAAGGTCTATTACCTCTTTAGTGGCTACGGTTTTGAGTTCGTCTTTGGTTAAATACACGTTACTAATGATTAATTGTTAATGATTAAAGATTAATTGCTTGCGATTTGCAATCGTCTGCCTGTATAAGGGTAGGGTGTTTGCCTATAAATGCGGGTGGAGAAAGTAATGCGATAGCTCATAATGCCGTCATCACTTAGGCGGAGTTCCTCCTCTCGCACCTGCTGTACGGGTTTGAACTGATCGCCTTGCAGGAATTGTATCGTATCGGTGATTTTGTCCAATATATCCAGTTCCATAAGTCCCTCTTCAGCATCAGCAGTGCCTAAGTGTTGGTCTGTCCAGCCGTCTTTGCAATAGAAGTCGATATGAAACTCACACTCGCCCTCTTGCACGTGTTGGGTCATCGTCTCGTAGGCGATAGGCATTACCTGAATGAGTGCAGCCGTCCATATTTCGGGGTAGCCGTTTTCGGGGTTGTCAAACTGCCCGCGTTGCAGGTCGATGAGCTCAATGCCTTCAATAGTGGCAAGGGCTTTTTTTACTTTTACAAATAGTTCTTTTCTCGGAGTACTCATATAGTTCTACGTTTGTGTTTAGCAATAAAAGGTCGCCCGCTTTGTAAAGGGTTTTCGCAATAGCCAAAATACTGTTGGGCAAGGGTAATGGCACGCTCTAAGGTATCGGGGGCGTCATCGTTTGAAGCTGTTCCTTTTTCAAAAGCAAGTAACTGCTTATTAAAGGCGTTGTAGTCGCGTTCTGAACGCTTGGGAAGAGTCTCGTCCCAGTACAATATTTTGCGAAAGAGCGCATTGGTAATACCTGCCGAAATGCGATTGTGCTTGTCGCCCTCTTGGTGCAGACCAATAGGAATATTAGGGCAAGCGTTGTCCTCGGCACTCTGCATAATAATAGGAGTATAGACGGCTTTCTGTGCCATAGTAGCATCAAAGAAGCCCATAGTATTATAGCCTTTTTTAAGGTACTTTTTCACCCATTGGGCACGCACTTCCATAGCTGCATTAAGTTCACACCTTTGGCAGAAGACTTCCAACACGTACAGCTTAATACCTTTGATGCCAATGAGTACCCCCGCTTTATAGTCGCCCGTAGCGGTATAGGATAAGTCCCAATGGTCAAGCAAGCCGTCCCACGCCTCATTGTCGGCTATGCGTACCAAGGCAATATCTTTCGCCTTAAAGAGTTTGCCCTCCTCAATAGGGTTGTTGAAATCTTCCCGCTGTGAGGTATAGTAGTCATCGTTGAGCAGAATGCGGATAATATCCTCCTTAGTATCGCGTTCTTTCCACGAGGGCTCCCACTCTACGTCCATATAGTTCTCGCGGGTGATATTCACAGTAGCAAGGTTCGTAACTGAGTCGTGTAAGTGCGGGCTATCTTTCCACTTGTCGTATAGATAGTCTAATATGCCGTCTTTTACGATATAGTTGTTATTGATGATGAGCCTGCCTCGCTTGCGATGGAAAGCCTTCACCAAGTCGCCTGTTATCTTCTTGCCGTACTTCTCTATCATATCGGGGCGTTTGGCACGGTCTAAGTCCTCTATATCATCCAAAATAGCTAAGTCTGGGCGATACATACCAAAACGCAACCCTCTGAAAGGTTGGTTAAGCCCCAAGGCTTTGAAGTGCTTGCCGTCTGTAGTCTGAAAATCACCATCCGACCAATCCCCATAAGAGAGTTGCAACCCAAAGTCCTTGATAAACTTCTGATTGTTCTCCAAGTGTGCTTGTAAGTCAGACAGTAGTATTTTAGCCAAACCCTCGTTAGCCCCTATAAGGATAGGAAAAAAAGTAAGGTTATTCTGTTTGAGGTGACAAATATTGCCTACATTGGATTGTATGGACTTACCTGCACCCCTAAACTTCTTTCTGAATTGGCGGATAAACGGGTCCTTGTACAAACGAATATAGTCGTCAATATGAAACTTAGGTGTCTTGGCATCACCCAGGGGCAAACCACTGTCTAAGCCAAAATAGTAGTCGAAAAACTCACCATAGTTTTCTGGCTTTAAAAGTCGCTTGATACGTGCTTCCTGCTCGTCGGCTGTTTCCTTCTGTATAGCCTCGTAGGTAAGCTCTCTAATCATTTTCGACTTCGCAAAATAGCGTTCTTTGGCTTCTTTGAGTTCTGTTTTAGTCATCTCCTTTCTGTAATAATTCGGTTATATACATATCAAAGTAAGGGCGTATCTCTTTAATGGTATTCATATAGGTTTCACGCTTTTTACCGCTACTTTGCCCTGCTTTCTCTAAGATAAAGTTAGAAAACCCGTCGAGGCTCTCCATCGTATATACTGCTATTTTATTATGGTCAGTAATGCGGTCAAAGGCGGCAACGATGTTAGTAATATCGTCCGCCTTATAAGGTAAGGGTTCGCCTCGCTCAATAGCCTGCGCACACTTGAGGGTGAGTTTGCCCTCCTCACGCCATTTACCGAGTGTCTTAATGCCTATACCTATCATTTCCGATATATTGGCTATACTAAAGCCCTTGGTAAAAAGTTCTTTGCCTTGCGACCTCTTATAGTCTGCCTCTACAGCTGTCAATCGTGCCATATCTTATTGTAGTAATTCATTTATCTTGCTATTAATCTCATCAAACTTCGCCACGTTGTTAGGGGCGAAATTACCAGGCCCTGCAGGAGTTTGTATCACTGCCGTTTTAAGTTCACTTAAAAGCTCATTTAAAAGGCTTTTAAAATCTACTTCACCCCGTTGCAGATGTACCCCCGCTTTGTCTATGGTAAGCTGAGTGTCTTCTATCCGTAGGCTCACGCTCTCAATCTCGCTATAAGCAACCACATAGTAGCGGTTTTCGTCCTCCCCAATCGAAGCAATCAGCACACTACTTCCTACCTTAGGGAAAAGGTAAAACCGCTCGGCGTTATCATTAATGACCGAAGCTAAGCGCACGGTATATTGTAGCTCATCGTCTTTCACCACACACGTACCTTGCGTTTTGTCTACTGATACCACTTCTACGGCTATAGTAGGGGTTTTGCGCTTGCCAGCCAATTCAAAAACGCTTTCTGTGATGTCCGTATGTTATAGGGTAAGGTGTAGAGGTTAGTGCTTGTACTTCTTAAGTTCGGCTAAAAGCTCTTCTACAGAGGCTTCTAAGTCTTTAATGCGGGCGTTGGCTTTCTTGAGTTCTTCGATGGCGTGGGCGTATTTTTGGGATAGGTCGTCTATCATTTGGCGATAGATGTGGATTGCCTTGTCGACGTTGTCGAGTTCGGTGGTTTGTGTTTCGGCTTGTTGTTTTCGGCGTCCGAAGAGCCAGCCTACGAGTGTAGATAGGAATAGGCTGATGAATGCTAATAGGGGTTCTTTGAGTATTTCCATAGGATTGATTTGGTGATTTGCCAATTTGGTGATTAGCAGATGAGCCAATGAGTGCGGTGCAAACATTGGCTTATTGACACATTGGCTAATTTTCTAATTTTAGAGGGTTATTTCTTTGGTGGTGGTGTTGCCGGGGCGGTCGGTGGCGGTGAGGGTGATTTTGCTGCCGGTAAGGGTGGTGTTGGTTGTTGTTGTGGTGTACTCCCACTTGCCTTTGACCTGTGTGGCGGTGCCTTCTTCGAGGGTGCTGTTGTTGGCAGCGGTGATTTTGACCTTCATTGTGGTTATTTTGAAGGCATCGGCTGCTTCGATGATGATTTTTTCGCCGCTAGCGTCGCCGGTGTAGGCGCTGTGGTCTACATTGGTAATTTGGGGCGGGCGGAGGTAGTCGGTCATTGCCATATTGTAGGGGGATACGTTACGGCGTTTTTTGGCTTCGGTGGTGTAGTCGGCTTTTAGGGTGGGGTCTAAAAGGGCGTTACGTGCGTAGGTGGCTGCTTGGGCGAATTTGTTTTGTTGTTGGATTTGTTTGGGTGAGGGTGGTGCGGTGCGCACGGGTGGTGTGGCGACGATGGTTTCGCCTCCTCGTTGGCGGTATACGAATATTTTGCCGACTTTACCGCTGAGTCCTGTGATGGCGTAGTTTGCTTTGCTTTTTCCCATTTTGATTTAGTTTTTTTGGTTTGATGGTGCAAAGGTAGGGTGGGAAAAAGGGGGTTGCAAATGGTTGTAACCTTTTGGGGTGGGGGTGTTACGAAATGAGGAAATTAGCAAATGGAAAAGCCAGCTGGGGGAGCTGGCTTTGTGGTTGTGTGGAGTTAGGGATTGTTATTTATAACAAAAATTGGTATTCATATATTTTGGGTTCTATGGCTTTGGAGAGGGTGGCAAGGGCTTGTCGTAGCTTACTGATGAGTAGGTTGTAGGTTTCGTCCTCGCTTTTGTTGTTCATTTTGCCTTTTTCATTACGCCCTTGGAAATGTTCTCGGATGTCGTAGAGGGAGGCGTTTGGGTTTGGGTTGGGCTGGGTGAAGTAGTATTGCCATAGGGCTTTTCCTGCCTGAAATACTGCTTGTGCTTCGGGGGTGAATTGGAGGGGCTCTGTAGGTACAAAAACTGTATTTTGGTGTGGGTTTTCTTCTCCTGCGAGGGTGAAGAGGTTGTGTTCCTCAGGGTGTGGGGTTTTGTTACCGAGTTTTCCTGCTATAAATTTGCTCATAAAGTCGCTTTTAAATTTTTCGGGGGCGTTAATTTCTTGCTCGGTAAAGGGTATCCAACGGTTGAGGAGTGCCTCTGCTGGTGTTTTTTCTTTATTGTTTGTGTATTGAGACACAGAGATGTTGTTTTTATCGGAAAATAGGGTGTAGGTGAGGCAGTTGGTTTGAAAGTTTTTATCTTCTTGCCAGCCGTCTTTTGGGTATAAGAATTGGTCGCGGTCGTTGAGCCACGTAGCTGGGATACTGTGGCGCACAGCGAAGAATATACTGTTAGGTATTAGGTTATTAATTGTTATATCGTGGGTTTGAGAATGATTAACTACTGCTTCTGAGGGAGTGAGGGTGATAAAGATGATTTTATTGTTTTGAAAATCGGAAGCGCCTCGTACCATATAAGCTATGCGAGGGTTGGTTTTGTCGTAAAACTGTTGCATCCAATTGAGGATTACTCTGTTTTTTTCTACGGTAGAGATGGCTTTTTTCTCTTGTAAAATACTATCTTTATTGTACACGTCAGCTTGAATTTCTTTAAATACTTCTTCTTTTGCAGTATCCCATATTTTAAATCCGATAGGGAATTGCCCCTTAACATTGTCGAATGTATTAGCGGGAATTATAAAAATTTTTTCGAGCTTCGCTCGATATTCTTTTCTGAAATCCGAGAAGTTCTGAGATTGGAGAATTTTCAAAGTTGAAAATTCTCCAATCTTACAATTAGGGATTTCGTAATAGAT